TTAAAACTTGACTCATCAAGAAATTTCCCAATATTGCATCACTCCATGTAATAGTCCTCGACCTGATCGCTGGTCGAGTACATATCGTATTGTGACAATTCAAGGTTATTGCCCGTAAACCAGGTGATCATAGCCCCTTCTGGGGATTTGAGCCTCCTCAATCTACGTGTGCCTTCGAGAGTTTCATCTCTTCGGGACCCACCTTGAAAGCCATATGGGTCTGTGCTGGCCTCCATCTCAGCGACACCTAGGTACTTGTACGCGTCTGTTTCCTCCAGTTCGGATGATCTGGAAATCAACGCTAACATACCCATGCGGATGCTTTGTGGCAATAAGTTCAGATGATCTTTTGCTACAAGCCCGATGTTCGACAGCCAATCCCTTGCGGTATTCTCCTGAGTTAAGACCTGGATCTCAGTTATAGTTATTTTGAACACTGTACCGTCACACGTTCGCCCAGTCCTGCCTTCACGTTGTGAGACAATTTGTGGCGTTAGTCTGACAAAACCTGAGGCCACGTTGCTTCCCGCTGGTTTATCCAACCCACTGTTGTCATAAACTGCCCAGTCCACATCAGATGTGACCACAATCGAAACATCTGGCAGTGTAAGTCCTGCATCTGCAACCCTTGTGGCCGCAAAGACTCGGAATCTTGGGTCTATAAAGGCTGTGCCTCTTTTCACAACTCCAACCTTTTCTCCAACTAGTTGCTCAAATCTCATAATGTGTACAACTGTAGGGAGGAATACCAAAATTTTGTCATTAGGATGTGCTGAAACACAAATGTCAGCTGCTCGTTTGATGTACTGATTGAAATTCTTAACTTTCTCATTAATAATCACTTTCCTGAACACATTCACTGAGCCGAGATCTATTTCTACCACTCTACCAACCGCTTGATACAACTCATTGGTTGGTGTGGCAGTTGTATATATCACTGTAGTGCCTGTGTATTGCTCCAGCCAGCCTATTGCTAGCTTGTAAATAGGTTCATCAATGTGTGCTTCATCCAGCACATATATGGCATTGACATCTTGCAAGTTTGCACGCAGTAGCAAGGACTGGAAGGTTGAATAGACTATGACGTCATCCATCATTGGTGTCATACCACTGGTGCTTCCACCTATCTTAGTTGAAGGGTTAATGGATTTCATGTAATCAACTATGGTCTGCACAAGCAATTGCCTAGGTTCAATAACAATCACTCGTTTTCCCGTCAGTCTTTGCAAGCTTGAAATCATTTGGGTTGACTTTCCTGTCCCGGTCTTGGCAACCACAATAAAGTGCATGCCCAAAGGATGTATGTTGATCATGTTCAACAGGTTCGTATAGTCTGCCCTGCCCGATGGCTGTAGTGCTTGCCATGTCTTTTGTAATGAGACAGCAATGAACCGGCCTATTGTTGGCAGCTCAAATCTTGGCAGTACGGCTAGATCGAATGGCAGTCTGATGAAAGACAAGAGGAATATGACCAGATTTCTGATGATGTTGAACTCTACAATTTCGACAACTTCAGGGACCTTCGCATCCAGTATGAAGTTGAGGGTAACAATTTTAAGATCAATCCACCTTACCCAACCTGGCAGTTCGGCTGTAACATCCCATTTGTTCATGACCGACATAAGCATGAAGTAAAGCCAATGTGCTGTGTACAATTCCATTGCGCTCATGCCTGAGTTCGCATTTGCCAGCTCTATGGTGCTTAGAAATTTGTACTCAGTAAGGGACACTAGACGCCATAAGGATGTTGTGTTTCGTGCATGTTGGTTCCGAAGGGCTATCAATTCGTATGGCCAACAAAAGCGGTTCTGGAAAATCTTGTGGACATGCCTCATCAACCCGGATTCATAGAATTTAGGGTGGAAGACTTCAGGTATGCTTTCCAACAATTGCCCAATTTTCGAGAACAAACCCACATCACTAAAGACCATAACATTTGACACCTCATCCTCAATTTCTTCATTCCATACGTTGAATCCGTCTGGCTCTGGTGTGTGCATTCCCTTTGTGTACCAGCGCCTCATCACTTCAGCATAAGTTGGTATCTTGAGCCGTTTGACACCTTGCTCAGGTCGAAGACGTGCAATTGCCACCACAAGGGAATCATACACATCTTTATGATGAGCACAGAGGTACATATAGGATTTGTACCTCACTATTCGTTGTCCAGTTTTGAATTTTGGATTCAGAGCTGTGATCTTTCCAACAAGTCGCTCTTTGTTGTGACAAGTTAGGAATCTGGGGGGCGTAATTCCAAAGTTGACAAGCGTCTGACGTTCTTTGAAATCATTCTTAACAATTTTCTTTGCAAGAAATTCCATATCCAAAAGCTTGTCTGAATTGACTTCCCTTTTGAGTGTGATACCCATCCGTTTAAATTCTTTAATGGCGACATCAAAGGACCAGCCAAATGGATTCCGGTCAATTGAAAGAACATGATCATCGGCGCAGTTTGAGAGCGTGTTGTACTTGAGAAACTCCTTGACATCACGACCAGTGGCATTTCTCCATGCTATAAGGTATAGTGCAAGCAGCAAAATTTAATTGTCAGACGACGTGTTCCCGTGCCCAGTGGAACCACCTATAGTTTTGAACGCAATAGTCCCAGTCGCTTTCATAACCAATGGGTGATCCTTCAGCTGGTTATATGAAACATCTATAATATCACATATCTTTTCATAGTCCCTATGTATCCTGAAACCGAGTTTTCGCACCTCTGCAACAACCTTAAGAAGTGTTGGAGTAAAATTCGAATCATAATCAACCACGTCACCTGCATGATGACTGTCCCTTTTGGCATGTGATTCCCACAAGTCATTAAAATGTGCACCGTTCAGAGGCATTCCAGTTTTGATGGGAGTTGTCTCGAACACGTGCCGGGCATTTTGCGCAAAAGAGAAGAGTGATGAGAGCACATAGTGGCTAAAAGGGGTCCCGACAATCGTCCTGACTTTGCCATCTAGCACCTTGCTTTCTTTTAGAGTTTCCCACTTGGTAAACACATGTGCCACAGGAACTACACATGCAGCCTCCTTCAACAACGAGTCCCAAATGATCTGGAAACTAGCAAGCCCGCCAACCTTTTCTATGGCCTCCTTCCGCTTCAGAGCCCTCTTGTGGTCTTCAGTCATAAAACCAAAACCCAGAGAATAGTTCTTGGGCCATTTGGCAAGTATCATTTTGGTAGGTGTGAGCACAGAATTGTCAAACTTGCCTCGTAACATGTAATATATGTCTTCAACCAATGATTCATGTACTTCAAAATCATTGGTTTTGAAATACCGACTAGTTGCCTTAACCTCTGCCTCTAGATTCGTGTAACTAGCAGTGTGGGAATACCTGCCAAACCAGATCTTCCAGTCCTTGAGCTCTTCTGCCAACATAACATTCAAATTCCTCATAGGCTGAACGAAGTTTGACACCCCGAGCACCATACGTTCAAGCCCTCTCCACTCTTTCCCAATTTGGTCCAATTGCGCTTGTGCCACTTTTGTGTTCACTGGCAAACCTAACCTTTTCAGGA